GGGCAAGTCGATTGGCTGCACCAGAGTGACTTTGGCAGGCCGCAAGGGCTGGGCAAAGACATTTTTAAAAGACGAAGGTTACAGGCCGCAGTGGTCTGTACTTGCAAAGGAGTTGTAAATGGCAACAATTGACGAGTTAGGTCTTACCCCGTACCAGCGGATCATGGCGCAAATGACGCCAACCATGAATCCGTACACAGGCGCAGGTGTTGCTATCGGTGGCTACGACCCAGCGCTTTACAGGCGCATGAGTGGATCAGGTCTGATTAATTATGGTGGCGGTGGTGGCTTTGGCGGCGGTGGTGGCGACAGTGGTAGTGTTGATGCAGTTCCAAGTGCATGGGACAACATGACCAATGCAGAAAAGGCCGCCTACTATGCCGAGAATCCCAACATGGCATCGGTGACAAGGGGACTTCAAGGTCTTTTTGGAAACACACTGTATGGACAAATACAAAACTACTTTAACCCAGGCTTTGTCAGTGAGCAGGGTTTGATTGCAATGGGTGTCAACCCTGCCGCATATCAAGCCGCAAAAGAGAGCTTCCGCGCCAGTGAGATTACCGACATGAATGGAGGCTTTCAAAGCATTGCTGCGCAACAAGAGGCTCAACAGCAAGCTCTTAATCAGGCTCTAAATGATCTTTCGGCTCGTCAAGAGACTCAAATGAATGCTGCACCAGATACAGGTGGTGGCGGCGGTGAGGGCATTGGCGGTGGAGACATTAGCGGTCAAAGCGAGGGGACTCCTGCGCTTGCAATGGGCGGCCCTGTTGACCGAGTCGGCGGCCCTAACCCACCAGGCCCAGATGACGGCACTGGCATGTTGCAGCTTGGCGAATATGTCATCAAAAAATCAGCGGTCAAAAAGTACGGCCAAGGTCTGCTGGACATGATCAACGATGGCAAGATTCCTGCCAAAAAAATGAAATCTTTACTCGGCTAAGGGGAAAAAAATGTCTAAAGGTGGAAACCAAGTATCAACGACTTCAATTGATCCTGACATCAAAAGTGCGTTTCTCACAAACTTTGCTCAGGCTCAAGGTGTTGCAGGGGCATTGCCCGTTCAACAGTTTGCTGGCTACAACCCCCTGTACCAAGCTGGTGAGCAGCAGATCGTCAACCAGTCACTGACCCCATTCACTGGGCAGGAAATTGGCGCGTTTATGAATCCTTACCAGCAGGAAGTCATTGACCGCAGCCTTGGTGATATTGAGTCAAGCCGCCAGATGCAAGACTTGAGAGATCGTCAGGCTGCCACACAAGCCAGAGCCTTTGGTGGCTCGCGCCAAGGTGTGCAGTCTTCACTGACCAATGCCGCTGCCTTGAAGCAGGCCGCTGACCTGTCAGCAAACCTGCGCAATCAGGGCTTTGGTCAGGCTGCGCAGTTGGCTCAATATGCCCGTGGCCAGAATTTGCAAGGCGGCCAGAATGTGATGGCACTTGGTGGTGCGCGTCAGGCTTTTGAGCAGCAACAGCTTGATGCCATCCGCAACATCGGCCTGCAAAAACTTGGCATTGTCCAGTCCAGCTTGGGTGCAAGTCCTGCCAACTTGGGCGGCAGTGTATCAACGCCGTACACCCGCAATGTCGCATCCGGTGCTCTGGGCGGGGCATTGGCTGGCGGCCAAATGTTTGGCCCTGTCGGTGCAATCGGTGGCGGCATTCTTGGCTTGCTAGGTTAAGGGGATAAAAATGTCAACACCATTTGACTTTGCAAACTTTGGCAACATGTTTGGCGGCATGCAGGGCGGCACGCCCACTGGTCTTGATGCGCTGCTGAGTGAAGACCAGCGCAAGCTGATGGGCCGCAACGCTACGCTGGCGGCGGCGGCTGCATTGCTGCAAGCCAGTGGCCGCAGCACCACCCCCATTGGCCTCGGCCAAGCCCTTGGCTCGGCACTGCAAGCTGGCCAGCAGGGGTACACCCAAGCGCGTGCTGGGTCGGTGCAGGATCTGATGATGAATCAGAAGTTGAAAGAAGCACAACGCGCTGCAGCGGCTGATGCTGATTTTTTAAAGTTCATGCAAGGGCAAGGGGGTGTTCCGGCTGCGCCAATAATGCCGCCAGCAATGCCGCAAGCAATGCCACCAGAGCCATTGACGGGTGTGGCAGTGCCGCCTGTTGAAAGATTTGTGTCGGAGACGATGCCTATGAGGATGCCAACGCCGATGGCGGCTGCGCCTGTGGCGGCTGCTGCGCCTAGTATTTTTTCTGGGTTAAGCCAAGAGCAGCTTAAATTAATCGGCAGCCTTGGCCGTGACAAGGGCGTGCCGGAGTTGCTCAGGATGTCGTCAGCGGCATCAGAGTTTGGTGAGGCAAGGCCAGTGGTTATTGATGGCCGAACTGTTATGGTGCAAACCAACAAGCTGGGTCAAAACAGAATTGCTCCAAACATGATGCCTTATGAGGCGCTTTCACCTGACATTCGTGCTGTGGAATATCTTACCGGTCAACCATTGGCTGGCACTGGCCCAGCAGGCACTAGTAAGGTTGGCGAATATCGTCAGCAAATTGCCACTAAGGTTGATGTCAAACCAGTTATTGACATGACTGGTGGCCAAGCAGGCTTTACCAATCTAATGGCGATTGGCTCTAAATTTAAAGCAGAGCCAATCTACAAAGACTTTAGCGACATGGAGACTGCATACAGCCAAGTTGTTTCATCACTGAAACAAGGCACACCAATTGGTGATGTCGCTGGTGCTACCAAGGTGATGAAGCTGCTTGACCCTGGCTCTGTTGTGCGTGAGTCTGAGCTTGGCATTGCAATGGCTGCTGGTGGCCGCATGGATCGTTTGCAGAACTATTTCAGCAACATGCTGTCCGGCCAAAAGCTGACGCCTACTCAGCGTGATGACTTTGAACGACTCTCCAACGAGCTATACGCTGCTGCTGGTCAGGCTTACAACAAGAAGCGTGCAGAGTATCAACAATTTGGCGAGGCTTACGGATTCAAAAACCTTGACACTGTACTTGGCGCACCGGCCACTGTTCCATCAATTATGCGCAAACCGCAACCTGGCCCCGATGGCGCACCGCAAAAACGCAAAAACCTAAACGACATTTTTGGGGGCTAATGATGGAAGACATCCAAGAAAAAATTAAAGAAGCCAAAAAAGAAGGTTTTACCGACAATCAGATTGTTGAGTTTTTGGCGCAACTGCCTGATGTCGGCCCACAGATTGCCACGGCGCTTGAAAGCAATTACAAGCCTGATGAGATTCTAAAGTTCTTGGGCCAATCTCCAGCGTATCGTGCCGGCACAGAAATGCCAACAGCTTTGCGCGGCGGAATCAGTGCATTGCAAGGCCCAACCTTTAATATGTTTCCTCGCATTGCTGGTGCTATTACTGCTCCAATTCAAGCGGTGCGGCAAGACATCCCACTGGGTCAGGCTTATGAGCAGACCCGCGACTTATTCCGAGGTGCGGCTGAGTCTTTCCAAGAAGAGCGACCATTTACGGCTGGCGGTATGCAATTGACCGCAAGTCTTCCGCTGTCTCTGGCAGCAATTCCAGCCAAGATTGGCGCAGCAGTTTTGCCGTCCATCACCCGAGCAGCTCCAAGCATTGCGCCAACCTTGCAGCGTGCCGGCACATATATGGCCGGCGCACCAGCGGCTGGTCAAGTGATGGGCATGGGCCAGCGTACAGCCCAAGCAGCAGGCTCTGGCTACGGCTACGGCACTCTTAGTGGGCTTGGTGGGTCTTATGCTGACAACCCATTGGACATGTTTTTAGAGTCACAAAAAAGCGGTTTGATTGGCGGTGGTTTTGGTGCAGTCAGTCAGCCTGCTATGGGCATCTTGGGTGCTGGTGGTCGCAACATCGCAGCACGCATGCCAAGCGTGTTTCCCACATCCACTGGCACTCAAGCACAGCAGAAAGTGGCCGAGGCATTGATCCGTGATGTGCCTACACCACTAGACCCTGGCTCGGCACTAAACCGCGCACAGGCTCGGCTGGCCAAACTTGGCCCACAAGCACGCATTGCCGATGTGGGCGGGAAGTCAACATTCAACCTGCTAGATGTGCAGGCCACACTGCCAGGCACTACGCCCAACGCTGTGGCCCGTGCCATTCGGGAACGACAAGTCGGCGCCGGCCCTCGACTGATGGCTGCATCTGATGAAACGCTTGGCGCTCAAGGAGCGCAATTCACCCAAAGCATTGACAACTTTAAAGCCCAGCGGTTTTTAGAGTCTCGCCCGTACTACGCTGTAGTTGATAACTCCAATGTGCAGGTAGACAACAATCTAATCACGCTACTGAAGAAATCACAAAGTTTGCAGAAAAAGGCTGAAGGTCTGTACACAAAGCAAACTGGCCTAGACCTTGATTTGTCCCAGCTAAAGTACGGCCAACCCGTACCCATGAATGTGCTGGATACTCTAAAGCAATCTCTCTACGATGCCGCCCAAGGATTGAAGAGGGCTGGTGAAACTAACGATGCTTTGGCAACCGATAAGATTCGCACAGACTTGATTGAATTTTTGACAGAAAAATCACCCAAGATCGGCGGCAAGTCCGCTTATGGTTTGGCCATGAAGACCTATGCAGGCCCATCACAGATGATGGATGCAGCAGATGTTGGCCGCATGGTTATGAAAGGCGACATTTTGGATGTGCAACAAGCCACCAGAGGGTTTAGCCAATCCGAGATGGACGCATACCGAATTGGCGTGCTGCAAGCCCTGCGCCAGCAGACTGGCACAGAAGCTGGCCGCACATCATTGCTCAAGTTCTATAAAGAGCCAGCAACGCAAGAGCGATTGAAGGCAGCATTTGGCAATGACTACAAAGCATTTTCTGCTGCTGTTTTGCGAGAAGGCCAACTTAAAAAGTTTGAGGCGACTGGCCAAGGCTCACAGACTGCTGCGCGTTTGGCCGGCGAGGCCGACTTGGATATTGCACCATTGGCGCAGGCGGTCACTGCCGCCTCATCGGGCAACCCGATGGCGATTGTTACAGCGGCAACCAACTTGGCGCGGCAAGCCAAAACGCCTGAAGCTGTACGCAATGAGATTGGCCGTATCTTGCTGTCGCGTGATCCGCAGCAACTTCAGCAATTGTCTGAGATCATTCGCAGGCTCAACTTGTCTCGGGCAAGGGCTGCTGGCGTTTCGGGCTTTGGCGCTGGTCAAATCGGCGGCATGATCTCTGACAACCCCGCACCATAAGGAACATCATGGCCCTGCTTGATGACGAAGAGTTGTTGAAGTCAACGATAAGCGCAACCCCAAGAAATCAAATCTTGGGGCTGCTGTCTGATTTTATTGCGCAGGGGTACGACCCACGGCGCACTCAGCAGATGCAGGGCATCTCAAAATTTTTGATGGCTCCAGAAATCAGCCAGACGCTGGATCGTCTGTCTTATGACCCATCTGGCCGGTCATTGTTTACTGGTGCTGGTGGCCTTGGCGGTACAACCCGCATGAGGCCAGAGGCACTTGATGCGGCGCTGGCGGTGGCGCCAATGGCTGGAAGAGCAGCCCAGATGACCAAGGGCTTGCCAGTTGGCGCAAGTATTCGTAATGTTGGCTCAATGAAGTTTGACCCCCGTTTCGACCCACGGGTCAAGGAGCAGCCAGCACTTGCAGCGCTCAAAACTGATGTCACTGAAACGGGTACGAATATACCAAAAGTCTCGCTGGCTGATTTTGAGGGTCGCCCATTTATTACTTCAATGGCAGACCGCACTGGTGTTGGTCTACTCAACCAGATCAATGATGTGCCATTGAATCGGCCAGTTAACATGCAAGGTGGCCAAGGCTTTATGTTTGAAAATCCTGGCATGGTGTGGGCATCAGCCAAAGGGCCATCAAAGCAAATTCTCAATGAGGCTGAGATCATCAAGCAAGTCACCGGACAAAACCCGCTGTACCTGCCTTGGCGCATGGCCCCCACTGGTGGAGACTTTGCGTCAATGACCGGCGAGTCAATGCTGGCCTATGCTGATGCGGCCATGAACAAGTCCAGCAAAAAGCGGCTGGATAAGATGATCAAAAATTACATCCCAGATTGGGCTGGCGTGAGTTCGCAGGTAGCTCCTGAACAATTCAGAGCAGCGCCAGACAGAGTGCGCAAAGCATTGAAGAACGAGATGGATGTCAACTTCCGTGACGCTGGTGGCCTTGGAATTGGTCAGGCACGGCTTGCTGTATCTGACCCCGCGCAGTTGGCATCCCGCGATGCGGGGGTGATGAATGTCGGTGAAATTTTTGCTGGCCAGCCTCTGGTGGCAAAGTCAGGGCATTCAGCATATTCGACAGGTGTGCCAGGCCAAGGTCTGGGTCAACTTCAAGAAGACCTCGGCATCTTCCAATTGATGCCCAATGTGGCACAAGCCCGTGGCATCCCTGACCCGCTAAACCCACGGGCAACCGACATCAGAGCCTTGCAGATGAAGCCATATGCCGGCATGATTACTGAAGGTCTGCTGAGGTATCTAGGCTACTAAGCTCAAGAACTCAGGCTTAAAGTCTTTTGCCAGCAGAGGGCCAAGAAACGATTTGACATCGTCTTCACTGACTCTGAATTTTTGCGTGACAGCGCAAATTGTTTCGTACTTGCACAATTCAGAATACATGCGGCTGCCCATCTCGGCGTCCATATTCACAACGGGTATCAAAGTCATCTCATCCCCCCAAAAAATGCCGCTGTCAGCGGGTCGATCTTGATCTTTCGATTCCTCTGGCGGCGGCGTGCATTCAGAAAATCCTTATCGTCAGCGCTCATCTTGTGGCGCTTTTTGCGCATGCGCTCGGCGGCCGTAAACGACACCGGCCTTGGCGCATCCGGCTCACTGCCCATCGTCAGCAAGGCCGTGGTCATATTGCCGGACTTTTCATAGCCATGCACCCGCACCACCTTGGCCTTGCGCAGTGCGCGAACATTGTCGTATGCGGTGCTTATAGAGCAGGGCAGACGCACAGCGATCTCGGCCACACTCAACGGGCCAATGCTCAGCAGCCGGATGATGGCGGCTCTATAGACCGGCTTTAGTCCGCGCATCTTGCGTCCGGTTTTGCATCCGGCGGTTGTATTCGCGCTTGAGCATGATGCGCACCACCAGCGCCCGAGTGTGGGCGTCTGTCGGTATCGCATGGCCATAGACCTCCGGCGACAGCAAGTCATCCATGAACTCAATGGCGGCCTCAAGCGCTGGCTCAAGTACATCACTCATAGCTTGTCCGCATCTTTCCTGAAGACCTGCACATTGGCGATCAAGGACGGCAGCTTGAATGCGTCCATTGCACCTGGTCGGCCTGTGAAGGGTTTGAGTTCAAGGGGGTTGTACGCCCCGAGCGTTTTGTTCAGCGATGGTGGCGGCGTCTTGATCATGCCGACCACCACGCCACCAGTGCCGCAGCCAAGCCGCAGCCGATCACCAAGCACAGCAGATAGTCCAGTGCTGCATCAGCGCGGTTGCTTAATTTGTTCATGTTGTTCCCCTGAGTTAATAGTGTCACGAAGTTTACAGCAAATAAACTAATTCGCATAGTAGTCAATAAATTGATCTGTTGTTGCTAAAATACACCCATGCAATCAGTACAAGATATTCGGGATAAGGCCAGAGAGCATGGCATCAGGATGAATGCCGTATGCCGTGAGGCTGGCATCCAGCAGCCGCAGGTGAGCCGCTGGATGTCTGGGTCGGTCAAGCCTTTGTGGGATTCAGTCAACCAACTTGAGCAGGCTTTGCTCAAGCTGATTGAGCAGAAATCACCAGTCTGAAGACTCGGCGGCAGCGGCGGCTGGTGCAGCCGACTTGCCAATGCCGAAGTCATCAGCGGCGCTTGGCTTAGAGCCGCCCAGAGGCTGGCCCTTCTTGAGCAACAAGATGTTGTTCAGGCCAAACGAAACCCCATTGTTGCCGGCCTGCGAATAAGCGTAGGCATTGAGCGACACCCGTACATAGTCGCCACTGACAATATCGTCAGCGCCAATCAGGTCATTGCCGTGGGCGTCAATAGCACCAGGCTTGGCGGTGCTTTTGACATTGCAAAAGAAGTGGCCAGCGTACTCTTTGCCCAATGGACTGCCATCGTTCTTAGTTTCAGTGTCGCCATCACGCAAGGGGTTGCGGATGTTTTTCGGCACTTTGTCCCCGAACTTGGCGACCAGCGCTTCTTTGGCTGCTGCCTTCAAAGCGGCCAGCGTTTCTTTGTCTGATTTGGGAATGAGGATCTGAGTGCTGTACTCATCCTTGCCGTTCATTTCGTTTTTGCGGCTCTGCAAGCCTGAGAAGTAGGAGGTGCGCACCTCGCCGGTTGTGACTCTTGTAGACATTTGATCGTTTCCTTTTGGTTGATCGTTTTCAGGTTTTCAGCCTGACCAAGGCGGCCAGACAATTGCACTTTAGCACAAATAAATGTTGCATGTTGTTTTTTTATCGGACACAATCAAGATTCCATAAACCGCTGAAAACGAAGGAAAACGATGAAACTGTTCCCCCACCAAGAAGAGGCCAGAGACTTCCTGCTGGACAAGAGGCGAGCCATCCTTGCCGACCAGCCGAGGGTGGGCAAGACCCTGCCGGCGGCAGCGGCGGCGCTGCAACACCTGCCGGCCATCATTGTCTGCCCAGCCATTGCCAAGACTGTCTGGGAAGCGGCTTTCTTTAAGCTCGACCCGTCCATCCCCGTCAAAGTCATCACCGGCAAGAAGCAGGCGGCAGAGATTATTTGCTCTGGCGTGACCATCGTGAACTACGACATTTTATCCAGTGTCACGGCTTTTACAGGAATTAAAACTGTGGTGTTTGACGAGTGCCACAGGCTCAAAAACAACAAGGCCATCCGCACCAAGGCCGCCATGCTGATGATGAAAAAGATCGACAGGGTTTATGCCCTGTCCGGCACACCGATACCTAATCGGCCCATCGAACTCTGGCCAATTCTCCACGGGCTGGGCATCTATCGAGGCGGCTGGTTTGACTTTGC